AGCTAATACTGCTCTAGTTGCTACACCATTAGCAACCTGCCAAACAAACAATGGTCCACCTCTTGGAACAGCTACTAAATCTTCTCCGAAATTATCTATACTCCACAATCTTAATTGACTAAAGACTGCAACAGGACTTGTACTTCCCCATGTTCCTGAACTCCATGCACCTGCACCCCAACCTGTTCCTGCTACAAATACATCTAGACCTGAACCATATAAATATGTACCAACTGTATTTGAGCCACCACCACTACCAGTATAGTCTGAAGCTTGAGCTAAAGTGACTGTATAAGTATTAGTTGTTGTAGTTTGTATTTGATATTCTTGGTTTAAAACATTAGCAGTAACATTGCCACCTAAAGCTACTGCACCAGAAAAAATTACAAAATCTCCGGGATTTGCATTATGTGCTGTGTCATTTACTGTTAAAGATGTAGAACCATTTGCTGCTGTAAAAGTCACATCACCTGCAGCAGTTGTATTATCAACAGGTGTAATATCATAAAAAGTATCACCTTCTTGAATGTACCATTTAAAATGTGTGCCTAATGAATTGTAAGAAGCAAGGGTAGAAGTTTTATATGTATGCAAAGCTCTGCAAGTTCCTAAAAAACTATTAACTGAATTTTTAGACCAGCCTCCTATTTTTTCAGGTTTGCCAAATCTAAATCTAATTTTATCAGAGTCTCTCCAGCCACCTTCATTTGCGTATGAAGTTAGCTCTTTATTTATTCCGGGTCTGAATTGATATTTAACTAATGCCATTTATACTTCGTGCCAAGGCTCTCCTTGAAAAAGTAAAGCTTCTGCTTCTCTTCTTCTAACTAATCCTTGTAATACTTCTCCTCCTGCCTTGTTCCATCTTTTCATTTGATATGGAACTTCTTCGTACATTTCTTTATTTAAAACTTTAAGCATAGTAGAACTAGCTAAATTTGTTGGTCCTAAGTTATATGTCCAACAAACCAAAGCATCAAACTGACATTGCTCTAATTCTACATCTACTAAATCTTCTACATAGCCTTCAAACTCTTCAAGCTCTATTTCTAAAAATGCTTCTGCTTCTTCTTTAGATATTTCCATACCTTCAAATACATCTTTAGTATGACCCCAACCTATAGTCCAAACTCCAACACTATCTTGATAAGCTGTAAGTTCTAAGCCTTCAAATTTTTTTATAAGGGCAATACCCTCTTTAGATATTTTCATTTTCTTATTCCTCGTTGGTAGTGACTTTTCTATAGTAGACCACCACTTCTTTAAGCTCATTTATATACCTCTTAAGTTCTTGCATATTGTAAGCCATCAACTCATAGTCAGGAATTGACATGGCTACAAATACTATACGACCTTCCTCTTTTTTTACTCTTTCTAAAAACTCATCAACATTAAGCTCTGATACTACAAACCAATAGGGTTCGTTTAAATCTATCTCCCTAGGCATAACTGGTTGAGCTATGGTTCTTTTGAGAGGTTTGCTTATTACATCTACTTGTTTAGGAATCAGGCTGCAACTGTAAGCCATCATCGAGACTATCAATAATACGACTATCTGCTTCAATGCCATCAAATACTTCTTTAGTTCCATTGTTCACCCTCTTTTCTATCAACCCCGGTTTAGCTGCTGCTAGCTTGCTAAGATTGTGTCTTTTAAAAATATCAAGATACCTATTCATCTCTAGTTGGATTTCTTGGTTTCTTGATTGAAGTTCTACTAATCCTCGTGTTTGCATTTCAAAATCTTGCTGCATACTTTCTATAGCTTCTTTTTGTTCTTGGTCTCTTAACTCATATGCTTTGTTTAAAGATTGAAGAGAAGAATTTTGCCAATACAAAAATCCACATATAGAAACCAAAACTGCTATAACTCCTAAAAGTATTTTACTCATTGACCACACACCACAAAGATTCCATCAACTACTTGACAGTTGTCGTTCTTATTTACAGTAATTGTTCCTGCAGTTGGTTTGCCTTGCTTCATAATAAAATTATTTGTAGCTTCATCATAAGCTACGATTGTTTCTGTACAACCTAATAAAAATGCAAATGTAATTGTTGTTAATAATATTTTTCTCATTGACTTTGTCTTATCACTATTACTGATGACCCTCCACCATTTACTTTAACTTGATTCATTACTCCATCTTGTTCTAATACAACTAAATAGCTTTCTCCACTATCTATTTGTATAGATGTTGATTGTGCAACTTCTCTTGTAAGTTTTATTTCCTGACCTGAAACTACTGTTGTTATCTGTGTTTTTTGGTCTTGTCCTATACTTGTGCCTTCTATATTTACAGCAGAAATTGTTTGAGTAAGTTCTTCTTCATTATCTAAAACATCAAGCTCTGTAATTATATCAAGCAAATCTTCTAAAAAATTTACATTCAAGGCATCATAATCTAATTCTGTAAATTCTAATTCGTCTTTATCTAAAGAGTCATCGGCTAAATAATCAATATCTAATTCACCAAAATCTAACAAGTTATCATCTTGCTTGCTTTCTGATTGCTCTTCTTCTTGTTCTTTATCTTCTTCTGGTGGTGCAATCAACAACATATTATTTATAAAATCCAAAGATAAATCTAATATGACTGGCTTACTTGGCATTGCTTCATAAACTCTAGTCGTTGTTGCTTGATATGGCTTGTTTAATATAACTGTTCCAATAGCAGTTGTAACTGATATTTCTCCAGAAGAATTGCCATTTTCATCTGGTAATAATATAAATAAACTTTTACCAGTATCAGGTTCTACTGTAATAGTAAAATCTGTACCTCGTATACCAACTACTGCAGAATTAGTTTTTAACTTAATATTTTTTTTTGATATTGCATTGGTTAGACTTGAAGTAAATCTAGCTGTTCCCTTTACAAAATTTAAAGCTAACTTTGAGTTATCAGGGTTTGGGTCAAAAACAAATTCATCTATAACAACCATAGAGTGTTCTGTAATTCTTATGGTTGTATCATCTACAAATCTTATACCCATACGACCAGCTTCAGTTTGTGCTTTGTCGTAAGATTGAATCCCAAAGTCAGTTACTACATCATAGTTCTTATCTCTTTCTATTCGAGCATATCCTGATACTTGTTCTACTGTTCCTATATCAACAACTTGTGCTAGTGCCTTGGTCGTTCTGATTGACACAGAAAGTACCATTAGAACCAGTAGAAGTAATCTTAAGCCAGTCATTATCAAGTGTACTTTGTTGTGTGACATTTATAGTTCTTGAGCCTCCAGTATGTGTCAAATGAAAATATGCACCTTGGTAGCCATCTCCATCAAAAGTGACTGTATTATCAGAACCACTTATGTTCATATAGTTTGTAGCTAAGTCTTGGTCTATAGAAGAGGTAATACTGTTGTTTGAACCATTTATAGTCCAGTCTAAATCTAGTGTTGATGCCATTGCATTAGTAGCTTGATTCAAAGTAAAAGCATTAGAAGAGCCTGATACATTAACATTTAAATTAGAACTGTCTGCACCATAAGTATTGTCAGGGTCTGTTTGCATAGCAAATGTATTTGAATCTCCAGTAAATTCAAAAAACCCTGTATAGCTATCTGCATATATATCACCTCTAAATAAATTAGAATTTCCTAGCTGGTTAATGTCTAAAGTCATTGTTGCACCATCTAAATCTAAGGCTGTCATAGAACCAGTAGTTGCAGTTGAACCACCAATTAAGTTTCCAGAACCTAATTGCTCTATATCTAAATTAGCTGTAGCTCCAGTTTGGTCAATAGATATTTCATTGTCTGCAACAAAAATATTTATTGATAACAAAAATATAACTGGTAATAGTTTTATCATTCCTTATAACTCCAAAAATTTTTCTGAATTCCTTTTTCTATTGTAGCTAATATTGCTTCTTCTATAGCGGACTGCAATGCTATCGTGACACTTTCATTTTCTACATCACCATTTTCTATTTCAATTAGCTCTGTTCTGTTTTCTATAAATCTAAATCCATCTTGATTTGTGCCAACACTAAGAATACTTTTTGTTATTGAAACTTCTATTAAAACTCTACCTGTTAGCACAGATACAGTTCTTAATGATAAAGTCACAGTATCTTGTTTATATTCTTTTGAAGCACCTATACCTAATAATCTTGCACCTCTACCGCCACTTCTAGTATTGGTTTCATATCCAATAATTGCACCTTCCATTATTAAACCTGCAAACATCAAAGGCTTAAGTTTTTGTGGGTCATCAAAAGATTCTCTTGTACTTCTAATAAGCTGTCTTTCTTTAGTAAGATTATCCAAACCTACTCTTTCTACAACTTCAAAGAACTCTCCACCTGAAACTTCTTTTAATGTTTTTATAAGTAAAACATAAGGTGCTTGTGTAACTGCTGTACTGAATGTTGCAAAACTATTATTACTTCTTCTTTGCCCAGTTTGGTCTGTAAACGAAGTTGGATATACAGCAACTATAGGTTTCTTTTTGGCAGCAGGCGTTGTAATAATTTTTTTATTAATAACACCAACCCTTTCAGGATACTTTGATATTTCTTGATTAGGCAAAGCATCATCATAAAAAACAGTACAACTAGAAAGTAAAACTATTGAGAGGAAAAGTAATAACTGTTTGTTTATTATCTTCATTAGTAACTGTCAATGTAATGTTTGTAGTATCTACTTTATAATCAATAGTGTTCCCCTCTAGCTCTATTGTTCCATTATCTTGTGGAGTCTCTCCAAATAATTTTTCTACAAGTTGTTGAGAAAGCTTGGCATAAACTCTTGTTTCAAAATTTCTTATAAATCTAGCTGTTGTTGTGTTTTGTTCATCTCTTTCTGCTTGCTCTACTAGAGCTTCTAGTTCTTCTTGAATAGTTTTGTATCTAGTATGTTCTTGATTTTCTATTGTTAAATAGTGTTGTGATGTATTGACTCCTGAAAAACTAGGAGATTTAAATTTAAAAGTCATTTCACTAGCTAGTGCAAGATTTACACAAAAAGCTATAACAATAAATAAACCAACATACATACAAATAATCAAAGCCAAATCTTTTTGTTCTGCTTTTTTTCTAGCAGCTACTTCTGCATTAGTAGGTCTGCCTCTTTTTCTTTTAATCTTTTCTTTGGTCATCTCTATCTGCCTTTGCTATTTTATCTTTTTGTACTAACTGTGGCACACCTAACATAGTCTTTAATAAGGTATCTTGCCTAATTATTTCATTGTCTACACTTCTTACTCGGTCTATAAGTGATACAAGAATACCTTGTTGTGCATCTAACTTTTGCTGCAATCTACCTTCCATAGCTTTTAGCTGTTCATTTACTTTATCATCAACTACATCTATTTTAGATTCCATGCCATCTATAATTCTATTTATAAGCTTCCAAACAAAAATACCAAGTCCTAATGCTGCAGCAACAGGAAATCCTAACTCGGTTATTAGTCTTACAATATCATCCATCTACTGGCTCAAAGAGACCCATTTCAATTAGCTTGGTTCTATTAGCTTGATGTACAGCTTCTATAGCTGCTTTATTCTGTCCAAAATATTTTGCTGCTAAGTGTGCATCTATCATTGCTTCGTTTATATCTTCTCCATCACAAACAACTATGCCTAATACTCTGCCAAACTTTCCTTTAGAATCTCTAAGTTTAGTTCTTATGACAACTGTATCTGCACCTTCTACAGCCATTTTTAAAAAAGCTGCAGACATTTTGCCTCTAGCTTTTTCATCTTTATTTCTAGTTCTTGACTCAGGTGTATCAATTCCAAAGAGTCTTACTCTTGTTTTATGAAGAACAGAAAAACCTAAATCTAGTGTCACATCTATAGTGTCACCATCAACAACTCTATCTACTGTGCATTTATATTCATACATTGTATTTCCTTTTTTCTTTTAAATATTTGAGATAAGCTTTCATATTTCTTTCTACTCTTCTATCTGCCCATATTTTTAAACTTAACAAACCAAATAAAAATAAAAGATTAACACCTAAGCCTATTAAAAAGTCATTATCCATTAGTGCATAGAAACTTCTTTGCTATCATCTTCTATTGCAAGAAGTGAGTCTAACTCGCCAATAACTGTGACTCCTTTTCTTTTGGCAGTTTTTTCTGCTATTTCTCTACTCTCTGCAATAATGTCTGGACCATCATGAGTTTCGCCTTTGTAAGTAAACTCTGTTAAAAATATTCTCATATTACCCTCGCTAAAACTTCTATAGATGCCATCGTGGCATACAAACCAACAATCAAAAGCTCTATGCGAACAAACCTTTTGTTGCCCTCGTCAAGTCTCTTCTCTATGTTTTCATATCTAATTGAACATTCTCTTTCGTGTGAATGTATCTTATTAAGTGCTTCGTTACTCATTACCAAAATTTCTTACAGTATTCATAATAACCTTTTATTGCTGTTTTAATATCTCTAAAAGGTTTATTAATTTGATTGTTTACTACAGGAAAAAAAACTTTCAGCATAATTTTTCCTATTATTGTTAAAAAAATTACTAATAATAATATGTCCATAATTTACTCACTATTTTAAAGTTACTATTTTATTTGTAAGGTAGTCTATCTATTACTAAATGTATTCTATCTATTTCGCTTTCGTTTCTAACGCCATGATTTTTCGTATTTTCTAATTCATAAACATTACCCTTTTCAAGATAATAGTCTGTATCCAAACATTTCATAAAAACCTTTGGATTGGTAATAATTGGTATATGGTATCTTCTTGTTTTAGAAAAAATATTTTCTCTACCACTTGGAGTATCTTGGTGTTCTCGAACACTACAACCTGATAAAAGTTTTATAAACACAGCATTAATTAATTTTGCAGGTCCATGAATACTATCTAGCTTTCTATTTATATCATCTAATTCATTAGCAAATAAAATATATTCTTCGTGATATTCTATTTGATTAAATTCATTAGTTTCGTTTGGCTCAAACTTTACTTTATTAGCTGCCCACTTGAGAGGTATACAACGAGTATCTTCATGGCAACCGCCTCTGCGTTTAGTCCAAACTTCCCATCTAGCTTGAGTAATAGGATTTAGTTTTTCTATGAATTTATCTGCATCAACAGAAAATAACTTTTCCATTAATCAACAGTTATCCCCCAAGGATATATGGTAGAACTGTCATGGGAAAAAGCTTGTCCGGGTAGACGAGTTGAAGTAATAAAAACATTACCTACTCTAGTGTAATTACTTGCGTCTGCGTTCCAACTAGAAGCTTCTATTCCGCCATTAGTACAAACAATTTTTGCTAGATTAGCGTTGCTAAATGTATGATTACCATTATTTCTAATTGTTGCACTTCCGCCCGGTGCTACAGCAGCACAATATCCACTAAAATCATAATCTCCTTCTCCTTCATCCTCCCAAAGTGCAACACCAATATATTGTATTAAAGTTGTATTATTAGTATAAGAAGTAGAGGAGGAAGTAACATCAAGATTACCTGCTGCTAATGCTCTATCTATTCCAACACCATTTGCAGCAGAAGAATTTAACTGCCTACTATAATCTGGTATTTGATTAGGACCTACATGACCTTCATAAACTCTATTAGAATAAACAACAGTAGTAGGTAGGTTTGGAGTTCCAAAGCCATAGTTGTATGTGCTTGGAGAAATATAACGGTGTCCATGTGGGTGTCCATCCATAAAAGCTCCACGACATTGACTAAAACTTTTAGCTCCTGCTGAACTTTTTTTAAAACCTGTAAGATTTCTTATTCTGCGATTATTAAAATTTATTGTTGTACCTGTTGCACCACCTGCTTCTACATGAATTTCATTTAAACTTATAGAGCCAGTTGTAGGTAATGTTGTGCCATTCCACCAAGCCATTATTTATCCTCCTTTAATGTTTTTACTTCTTTTGATAATTCTTTGATTGCCTCAACTAAAAGACCAACAGTATTGCCATATCTTATAGCTAAATGTTCTTCTTTGGTTTCTATATCTTTATGTGTATAAACAGCTTCTGGCAAAACTTCTTGTAAATCTTGAGCAACTAATCCTGTTAATCTATTACCATCTGATTTCAAATCATAAGTAATCCCTTTTAATTGATTAACTTTTTCTAGGGCATTATCTATTACATCAACATTTTCTTTTAAAGCTATATCAGATGGAGAGCCATAAGCTGTGACATCACCTTTAAATATTCCTCCTGACTCGCTTACTGAAAATATACTTGTGCCATTACCTCTCTGAAAAATATGTGAGTCAGTTGCTTTATAAGTAGTTGTACCACCATTGCCAAAGAAAAATCTTTGATTGTTGTCACTAGAATTTATCCAAGTATTTATAGTAAAACTTAATGCTGATGATAATTGAGTTTGTATGTTAGAAGTTAGTCCATTTAAATACTGGAACTCTGTATTTGAAATTGTTCCATCAGCTATCTTAGAAGCATCTATTTGAGCATTAGCAGCAATATCACCATTGTCAATGTTAGTAATAGTGTTACTAGCAGAGTCTAGTGTTTTATTAGTAAAAGTTGCTGTTTCATCTGCTGTAATACCAAACTGCCCGCCATTTATTTTAGCATTTGCACCTAAATCAATAGAGCCTAAAACATCTATAACTGCTGCTCCTGCACCTGAGCCTGTAAGAACAACCATTTTAGACAAACCATTACCTATAGTAACAGTAGCTCCACTACCTTGTTTTATTATTATTGATTGACTGCCACTTGTAGAATTTTTAATTACCATAGTTTTTGACATGGTAGTTGGATTTATCTCTAAAGTTCTTGTTGCAGATAATATTGCAGAAGATGTCACATCAATAAACATTCTTCTGTATAAATTTGAAGCTTGGTCTACAGTTACAGTTTTATTTGCATCAGAGTCAAAAGTTGCTCCTGTGCCATAAGAGAAAGCTTCTCCTATTAATTCTAAATTTAAATTTGTAGTATCACCCCATGTACCGCTACCTTCACCTGTAGCTAGTTCGGTTAATACTAAATCGTTATCATAACTTGGCATAGTTTACCTCTTTATTTATGCGACCTCATTCCAATCTGGATTTTGAGTATCATTTACTGTACTCCAGTTAGGAGTTTGTGAGTCATTAACAGGTGTAAAGTTTGAAGTCTGGCTGTCATCAACTTCACTCCAAACTCTTACACTACTTATAACACCTATTGATAATATACCATTAGGAGTTATAGTTGCATTTCCTAATATAGTTTCATCTCCTATCGAAGATGTTGCTGATACACCTGTAGGCACGATATTGTTTTCTGTAATTAAAGATTCATTACCTAAAGCTGTAGTAGCAGATACGCTTCCTATTTGTGCTGCAGTCACATTACAATCTGCAATTATTGTTTCATCTCCTAGTGCAGATACTTTGGCATCAGAAGAAACTCCTTGAACTGCATCACCAAATACAACTGCGTTTCCTACTGATGTTGTTCCTAAATTGTTTGATACACTTACAACTGCACCTGCAATATTTTGTAAATTTCCAACTGCACTTGTTGCTGATACTCCAGTTATAGGTGGTGTTGAAGTAGCTGAAAATGTTGTAGTGCCTAATGCAGTTGTTGCTTCTACTCCAGAAGTATTTGTTGTTGCACCTGCACTTACTACAACTGTTCCTGTAGACATTACTCCTACATTAGTTGCAACATTTATTATTACATTTGGACCAACTGCTGTTCCTAAAGATGCAAATGGTGCAGATGCAATCGGACTTAAACCAAGCATAATCTATGGAAGTATTTTAAAAGGTATGCCATTATTTTTTACTATTCTAGCTACTAATATCTGTTGTTGAAATGAAGTTCTTTTTGCATATTCTTTCCACCAATTAACTTTTTCTAATTCTTTTTCCATTTGTTGATAGAATTTAAAATCAGCATTTACATCTAGTCCTAATTCTTCTTTAACAATATGGAATGGCTCATGCAATCTATCGTGCCAATTTATTGATAGCAGCCAAGGACATCTTTTACCATTTCTATATGCTTTCCATATTAGTTTATAAATATCGTAGTGATGTAAATTTATTGAGTGTACTTTTCTTACCCTCCACCTCAAAAGAAGCAAACTAAAAGGATTTCTTATAAAATCTAAAAACCCACCAACTAAAGCAAAAAAGATTATTGTAAAAAAACTTCTGCGAAAACTTTTAGCTATAGTAAAAGTTATAACAGATATTTCTCCCATAGATGTATTTTTTAAATTAAAGAAAAGATGTATCAAGTCATGTTCTGCAAATATAGCTGCCCAAAATTTCTTTTCTTTTTCAGTAAGGTTAAAATCTTTTTTATTTTCTTTTGCTATTTTTAATCCATCTTTAAACAAATCTTTATCATAATCAGGTGACTCCCAAAAATCTTTTAAAGTTGCACCAAAAGTTCCTCTCAAAAATTTACCTTTAGAAACTACATCTCTAAGACTTTCTTGTTCAAAAAATGTTTTTGCATAGTCTAGTTTTTCAAACCTTTCCAAAAGTCTTTTATTTGATTTAATATCAAAGTGGTGCATAAGTTCCAAAACTATATCTATTACTCCAGGATTATTGATATCCTCATTTGACTCAGTTTGTGCAAACCATTTTTTAACTAAGCTAGATTCGTATTTAATTTTTTCAAGCATTTTTATATATCATATAAATTCTTAATCTTTTTGAGCTTATATTCTTAATAATATAATTATCATTTACTAACTTTGGACAATCATATTGAGCAAATGTATGGACTTTGTCTCCATTTCTTATTTCACTTGCTTCACTTAAAAATACATAACATGGTTCGCCTATTTTTTGTGTGGCTATTTCTTCATTAGGTTGGACATCTACTATTCTTTGTCGCCAACCATCTTGCCATCTTGTAGTTGCAAACTTAGGTAATAAACAAACTAAAACTGTACTATCTGATAAAGCTTCTAAGTAAGAAGGTGCTGCGTGCCATTCATATTGCATAATGTGTGGCTTCCACTCAGGTACATTTTGCCCATTAATATCTAAATCTCCTAAAAAATAATCAGTATTTTCTAACAGTTCATCGCTATAAAAGTAAGAGCCATCTTCATTAAATTCTGGCATAGGTACTGCATCTATAAATGCTTCTCCCGGAGATTCTCCATCTGCATCACCTAAACCTTCTATATTAAGAGTTTTATTTACATTACCTTCAAGATAAAATCTTTTGTCTGCAACAGAAATACTTGCATCTGATACATCTGTATAAACTCTAAGATTTCCTTCTATCCAACCAAAAACTGCAGGACATCTTATAAATTTATCATTTACTGGGTGATATTCTAAAGTTTCAAAAGATAATTCTTCTAAAGAAGCTTTGCCTAGTCTGTCTCCTTTTTTGCCTTCAAGCACAGTTATTTGTAATTCATCATTCAAATTTACAGTTTTTGTACCCTCTTTGATTTTAAAATCAAACCAGCCACCCTGAATTTTCATATCATCAGCCATTATATTTCCTCCGCTTTAACTAGAGCTCTTGGGTCAGGTTGTCTAGTTGAAACATTCTCTTCATTATGTTCTCTTATCATATCTAAAAAAATTTCTTTCATTTCATCATCTGTGCGACCATTGACTATTTCTGTAAATTTTGAAGCGTTCCAATAAATAGAAACTAAAGCTTGTCCATCTTTTTCTCTATAATGTAAAACCAATTCATCTTTAGATGGAATATTTGTTCTTCTGCCATCTGCAGTTTCATAGATGTCCATTTAGAATCCACTAAAAGTTATAGACCATGTACCGCTAAAATTATGATAATCTCCACCCACTCCATTAGTATTGAATTGACATCGTGTGTAATTACCTAAAGTGCTATTGTTTAAATGTGTTTTACCTACTTTTGAATTTGCTGCTCCATTTGCACTATGTGTTCCTGAAAAAGTAAAAGTTGTTGCAGGGAATTGAGTAGCACTTCCTTCTGCTGCACAAGTAATAGTTGTAAAAGGAAATCCATCCCAAGAGCCACTTGTTTGATTATTAGTGCCTATATGTCCTGCAAAATAAAAATAAATATAAGCATAATTATTTGTAGTTGAACTTCCTGCATTATTGGTCAAAATTGTTTTATAACCTTGAATTACAATGCCATAGCAAGTCAAAGTAGAGGTAGTTCCTTTTGCAGTACCTCTGTAATGATTTAATCCTACAGTTCCTGATGTAGGAATAGTACCTGCATTTCCTGAAAAATCTGCACCATCTATATAAGATAAAGTCAAAGACTGGTCTCCAACTTGTGGATAAAGACCTGCATTTATTAATGCACCTGTATGTACAAATCCATTATGTCTCCTGTAAGTTTGAGTTGTTCCTGTAATTTTATTATCTACAGATGAGTAATTTAAATTACTACCTACATTAGGTGTTGTAGCCAATGATGTAGTATTAGCACCGCCTAAACTTCCTTGATAATATTCATCAAGGGATATTGGGTGTGAGCCACCATACTCAGCTTGTAATTGAGCAAAAGATATTGAGCCTGAACTTGATAGTGCCACTAATTGTTCTCCAATTCGTTTAATCTTCTTTCCATATCCATAATAGTAGCTGACTGTAATTTTACATAGTCATTTAAAGTATCTATTTGTTCTTGTTGTTCTTTTATAGCTTCAACTAACAAACCTACTGTATTGCCATAATGAATAGCTAAATGTTCATCTTCTGGGTTGCCATTTAAATCTATATCTATAGTTTTATATACTGCTTCTGGTAATACTTTTTCTAAATCTTGTGCTATTAAACCTGTAAGTTTTTTACCATTAGACTTTAAAATATAAGTGACACCTTTTAGTTTCTTTACTTTGTTAATAGCATCATCTATTACTTCAATATTTTTTTTCAACTTTTCATCTGACACAGAACCATAAGCAGTTACATTTCCTGTGCATACTAAATTGCCACTAGTATCTAATCTCATTCTTTCAGTACCATTCGTAGCAAATTGCAAAGGAGAATTTTCTCTCAACCAAAAACCTGCTGTTGTGCTATTAGCGAATATAGTCATGCCATCAGAACCTGTAGAACCTGTTGCAGTATTGGTCATATGAATTTGCACATCAGAAGCAGAATCTCTATGTATGTGTAAAGGCTGTCTAGCTGCACTTGCTAAACCATGAGTTGTAATACCACCTGCACCATCCACTCTCATACGCTCTACAGGTGATGCACCTGTTTTAAATATAATCGGGTGGTCTGTAGTCCTTGATACTTCTGTAACATTTGCATCAGCATAAAGAACAGTATTTCTACTACCTGCTGTACCCATATCTATACGAGTGCCTGTATTTCCATCAATTTGTACACTAGCTACATTACTAGCTTCAGATACAGCAAGAACTGTTCCTGTAATTCCTAATGCTAAAGGATTAGTACCTCTACTTCCTATAGCTACATCTGAACTTCCAGAGGTATCATCAAAGAAAACAGCTTTACTTGCAGGTAGCGTACAAAATACATCTTTAGTTCCTGAAGAAAAATTAACTGCAGAGTCAGAGTTAGAACTACTAATGATTGTAGTTCTTGATAAAGTGTCTGGAGTTGCATCGGTAACTGTACCAATGCCTACTTCAAACTCATTTGCAGTTTGATGAACGATAGCGTAGTAAGTAGTATTTGAATTACCAATACCTGCTACAAAGGATTCAAAACCTGTTTCAGCACCTGCTAAATTAACTGTGCTAGTGCCTGTTGTGGTTGTTGTTTCCTTAACTCTATCGTTAAGAACTAATGCCATTAAGCTATTCTAATTATTGCGTTTGAAGCGTCTGCTGTAGGAAATTGAATAGTGAAGTCTCCATTAGTAGAAGTTTTATCTCCACCAAAAGCTAATACTGCAACTGCAGGGTCGCCTGATGCACTATCATTAAATATTAATGCACCATTAGCAGTAATAGTTGAACTACTAAAAGTTAAATCTGCAAAGTCAGTAAATGCAGTAGTACCAGATGTGGTTGGGTCTACTCTAGTTAAAGCTCCACCTTTAGCAGTATAGCCTGTTCCTGAAACTTCATTACTTGTTGTGTATGCGGTAGTAGCTGCACCCAAAGAAGCACTACTTGTATATAGTGCTAAGTTAAATGTACTACCACCTGAGTTTTTAAAATTATGCACACCTTCTAAAAGTTCTTTTTTAAATGATGTACACATTGCTTGAGATATTGCCATTACAGCCTCCTTATAATATCAGCCATATCTTTATGACCTTGTTTTTCTAAAAGACCTGCTACTGTGCTTCTATCAGAAGCTATAGCTTGTCTCATATATATTAAAATTACTTGAGCAATACTATTTCTAAAAGCATCAGCTTGTGCTTTGACCATTGGGTCTGCACTATCACTAATAGAAATTAATCTTTCAAGTATTCTTTCAGTCCAATATTCAGGACTTAATCCTGTGTTTTCTGTTGCCACAACATTTACGCTGCCTACTTCTGGTTTTGTATCTACACTAATCATTAACTTCTCTCTCTAGTAAATGTACCATTGCTATATGTATCAATAGTATTATCTGCTTCACCAAGATTTTGCAACCTTGATATTGCTTGAAAATATCTTTTTTCATATTCAGCTTGTAATTCTGGACTACCCTTCATATAAATGTAAGCTTCAATAAGACAACCATATAGTAAAGCATTTGAAGCATTTTCTGATAGCCATGTTGTACCACTACCTGCTCCTGCGGTTATTGAAGTAGGTCTATAAAAGTAGTGTAGTTCAACTGAATAATTCTGGTCAGGAACAGGAGCAACAATAAAGGAATTATTATCGTATAGTGCATAATGTTTTGGAACTCCTTGAGTTGTTGTATTTGGAAAAGCTTCTCTAATAAAATTTACATCTCTAAAATAAAGAAAGTCCATATTGTTATTAGCAATAACAGCTAGAGAAAAATTATCTAAAAAGTCAGATGGCGTTGTTAAAAACTGATTTCCAGAAGTTAAAGCACCTGTTACATTTTTTCTAAAGTTAGGAAGTCTTACAGATTTTAATATTCTTTCTTCTGCTTGTTTTATAATTTGTGGCAAATCTCCTACAAAAGTAGTTTCAGAATTTTCCAAATAGTTTTTGATAAGAGTTTGTAATTCAGTATATGTCATATTTTTATGGGGTATTTGCTTGACCACCCATACCTGAGTGATTAGTGCAATAGTAATAAAGTGTTGGTGTTCCTACAGCAACAGTTATTCTAGTATAAGCTCCTGCATTTCCGGGAGTTCCTACAGTTGTCACTCCTGTAGTATATTCTGTTCCTCCCGCATGAGTACCATTAGAAGTTGTAGAAAATCTTAATGGGTGATTATTATTAGAAGCATTAGATTGGTCAAATGTATATGTTTGTCCTTCTGATAAATTTAATGTTGGATAAACAACTCCATCTATATAAAATCTATTTCCACCCCCATAAGATGCTACTGTGACTGCATAAGTAGTTCCCGCATTTACATCAAGTGTTCCTAATTGTCCTGCTACTTGATTTCCTGAAACCGAAGCTATGTCTGAGTTATGAACAACAGTATAAGAACCTAAAAAACCAGACAAACTATTACCAGTCAAAGATACATTAATATTAACAGAATTATATCCTCCACCTCCGCCACCGCTTGCTACAGCAGAAGTTATAACTACTTTACCTAATTTTGCTTGAAGCACAGAACCGGTGCTATTAACAGGATTAAAACCATAATAAGAAGCAAAGTCTTTTCTATTTGTATCTGGTCTAGGATTAAACAAACTTATTGAGTCTGAAGTAGCAACTTCGCCTAAGCGAAACTGCGGATGGTCAGGGTCTAAACAAGATGTGCAAACTCTATTACCAGTTCTCTTTTGGTCTTGTACTTCATATTTAAGTTCAGAAAGCTTATAAGTAAATCCACATCTATCACAGATACCTAAAGCTTTTTTGCCTGCTGCATATGCCATAATTAATAGCTATTCATATTAGGAACAAATTTTACTGAAGCTCTTTCTCTATCAGCTTCAGAAACTTCTTTCCATAATTCATCATATCTTGCTTTAATCATAGGAACTCTAGCTTGAGATTGTTCATTCTTACAAGCAATATTAAATGCTAAAGCATAAGTTAAACATGGTAAATATCTTGCTGGCACATCTGTAGTTAAGCTAGCGTTAGTTCCTGCATCTTCAATTTTTTTTATAAAGTCATATATCAAAGTATATGTTTGTGCAGAATCAGGTGTTGCCCATACTCCAATCTTTAGAGTCAAGCCTTTGTCTACATAGTATTGAGTAGGCTTAGATTGCAAAAGTTTTTTAGCTTGATGGTTATATTCAGTTCTGCTTATTCTTGTAAGTCTTTGGTCAAACTGTTCATCTTGGTCTCCTGCATCTGTTCTCAAAACAACATCAACTATTTCTAATGCTGCAGCATCTGCATCATATAAATTAGCACCTGCAGTAAGAGTAATACTACCTTGCTCTACCTTCCAAAGATTTAATCCTTTATTTTGCCATTCAAGAAAAATTAAATCTAAAGCTCTCTTAGCTGTGTTGTAATCACCACCTGACCTTAAATCTAAACCGCAGAGGTCATATGCTTCCTCCATGATTTCAGTTATATCTAAGTTAAATGTATTAGTTCCGCTAGTCGCCATATCTAATTCTTATTACTGTTATGTCTCCTCGTTTTTCTTGGGTTACTATTCTTTGTTTTTTTTTACCAGATTTTTCAATCTGCTGTTG